TCTGTTTGACCTTGTTCTAATGCCCTGCCTCGCTTAACAAACTCTGCCCCTCTAGTGTTTATTTCCTGCAAAAAGTTGCTTAGTTCGTTCAATCGTGTTTTATCGACTTCACCTTGTTGAACAAATGTATCAACAGGTCTTGCGTAAATCTGTGCTTGGGTTCTAGGTCGCAACCTTTCAGCCATAGCTTTCTCCTTTATTATCCTGCTAAGTTCTCAGGACTATTCTGTGCTTTTTGTAATTTAATTTCTTCCATATCCATTCGCATATCTCCATAATCCATAGCCACACTTGTAGCGACAGGTAAGAAACTAGGCTTGGCTTTAGGCTGTAGATTATTAATACGACTTTCTAACTGAGCATCTAATCCTGCCCTGTCGATAGTACCCTGAGCAACAAGCCGACTTGATTCTGTATTAATAACTTGTTGTCCTTTTAACCTATCGCTTTCAGATTGCATCCAAGCGTTTTGTAGGACTCGTCCTGCTATTCCTCTTGCTCCTGCTCCAAGGTATGCTGTGGCTGTATTTTCCATAAAAGCTATGTCATTATCAAATTTCTCTTGAGTTTTGTTTTCTATTTCTTGCTGAATTTTGAGGTTTGTTGCTCTTGTTTGATTATCACGAGACTTTGCAGCACTTATCCTCATCAAAGATCGTCTGCTGTTTTCTGCGTTTGTAGCCTTAACTTGTTCACCATATGCTACAACTTTACTAAATGCAGAAAGGGCAAACATTGCAGGGGGAGTACACATTAGCTTATCCTCACAAATTCGTAGAAAGGTTTTTTGCCTACTCCATAGCGTTCTATCTTTTGTATAAAAGTAAACCCTAAGTATCGTAGCCAGTGAATAGCTTTCTGGTTTCGTTCATCAACATAGTTCATAAGAATGGGATAAAGTGTGTTTAGCGTTACAATCCACGACTTACTTTGCCTTAGAAATATACGACTAATTTCATTTAGCCTATCTGTGCAAAGCATCCAAGGAGTTGCTACAAGAGGGTCAGGTGTTTCAGTAATCCCAAACATTCCTAAAATGTCCCCCTTGGTGTTCATAATTGAATTACACACCTTGGAACTTTCATAAGACATAAGAAGTGCATTATGGATATTTAGCCCACATTGAGCTTTAACTTCTTCTACGTCTGTATCTCTTATAAGAGGAGCTAGTCTTGATACATCTTGTGCAACTGAAGTTCTAAAATATGGTATCATACTCTCCTCGCTCTCATTACAAAGAAACCTTCCCACTCTGCACTTTGAAAATATGCAGGAAGAAAGTTACTAGATCGTAGTTCTATTGACACTTCATTTGATTTACTAAGAATAGGAAATTTAAAGTTATACTTTTCAATAGAAGTTTGTTCGATTACGTTGTTTAAAGACCCAAGCACTTTACCTGTGAAAGACACTACGCTTTCCTCTCGTGCAGTGGGGGTTACTACAGCTTCAAAGAAACCTGTATCGTTAAAGTTTACTGTAAAGTTTCTTAGCTGTAGCCTACTTCTAATAAGAGGTTCGCTATTCTCTTTTAAGACTTGCTCAGAAAAAACATAACGAAATGTATAAGGTATACCAACAAAGACTGTTCCTCCTCCTGCAACGTAGGCTGTTGCTTCTGCTAATGTTGAGGCTTGTCCTTTGTCATCAACATACTCTAATGCTCCTGATGTTGCCCCTAGCATTAATACATCTGGCACATCTGCTGTCACCCATATCTGTCTCCTATCAAGAAGAATAGGGTGGTTCTTTTGAGTAATAGCTTCGGCTTCATCTGTAGATAAGTTAATACGCTCAAGACATACGGAGTTTACTCCACCAGAATCGGTGTATCGAATAAGAATATCTATGTTAGATTTATTAAAGGCACAGGCTAATACGTTACCTGTAAAAGCCCATTTGCTCCAAGAAGACTGTAGCTTCTCTTGCCCTTTCCAGTAGTAACTGTAGGCATAAATAGTGTTAGGGTCATCTGTTGTGATAGCGAGAAGCATGTCCTCGTTTGTGGACGCTGTAAGTGTCTTAATATCTCCTAAGAGGTACTCAGGAACATGTGACGTTATCTCTTGAGCATCATCAGTCTCAGTGGTTTGGTCTACAAAGTATTCCCTAATACCTGACCACTTGCCTTTATCTACACCAAAGAAAACGTATCGTCCTGCACTGACAGGCTTGGCTGTAAGGGAGGCTTCAAACTGTGCCGACACATTCACACTCACTGTATCAGGAGTGAGGAGATCATCTGCTGTCATCTTGAACTGTGTAAGGTCGGAGAATAAAAGAAGAGAGTCTTTAAATGGTACAGCGTGTTTTAAAATGGAAACCTTATTATTAGACACTGCCAAGTCAATAGGGTCACTATCCAGAATAGTAAGGGTAGTTCGCTTAAAGAAATTAAAAGCTGTGAAAGCTCCTGCTTCAGAAAGTATAATGTTTTCATCTGCTAATAATCCTAATCTGTTTCTGTGAAAGAAAATGTCCAAAATCTTCTGCCCTACAAAACTAGGGAAAGGATTGGTCGTATCATCTCCTACTTTTCTATCTTTAAAGGTGGTCGATTGAAGAGTGAATGTTCCATCTGCATTGCTTACTAACTGGTGAGGGAGTGTAGTTGTATCAAAGTTTAACTCCATAGCAGGAGCTATAGTTTCTTTCCAGATTTGCCCACCGTTGCCATCTTTCTGAAGACTGACGTAGTAATCATCTTGCCCTTTGGCATTGTCGCCTACAACAGCAATAGCGAACCCCTCTGCACCGTTTGGAGGGAGCTTCTTAAAATCTGCTGCTGTTTCTTTGAACCCAAAGATATGACCATTACCCCGACTATCTTCAACATCAATCGAGAAATCTGCGTTGTCGGTTGATTGGATATGAATGACAGAGCCATAGTTGGTATATGTCATGTTTGGAGGTGTACCTGAAGTAGCAGTAGTAGGGTAGCGACTAGCATCAGGGGTTGTACTGAACTTTAAATTCTCTGCTATTCGGTCAGTCTGTATACAACTCTCTGCTAATTGAACTGTCGCTGTATCAGCTTGAGTGGAAGCCATTGTTGTTATGTCACGAGTGTACTCAGTTCCTCCCTTTGTTATCTTAAAGGTGTACTTCGTCGAGTAGTCTCCTGCTTTAACATACAGCAGAGCTTCTTTATTTCTTGTTGTGGATGTAGCTGCTGCTTTAGTAACTGTTTTATTTTTGTTTAAAAGAAAAGTATAATCAGCAATCGTAGTAGCAGCAAGCTCAGTCGAGGGAGTTGTTAACCCTGATAAATAAGACGCTGTACCTGTTATGGTTCTTTCTAAACCATCCTTATCAAAAATTCTAACTGCATTTGTGGTTATTATAAGAGTATAATATTCATTAACATCTCGCCTTACAGTGTGAATAAAAGCGTTTTCTGCTCCTGTAATATCACCTAAGTCTTTTACATGCTGTGTGCAGGGTCTTTTAGATAACCCTGACACAACAGAAGATACTGCATTTTGTTGAAGTTGGCATTGAGTTTTTAGTCTAAGGGAAGGGGGTTGCTGTGATACTCCGTTAATAAGATTAGGTATTGAGGAGTTAATTAGTGCCATTGCTCACCTTTGTTGTACCCATTCGGTCTAATGTTTGGTAGACGCTGTAGTTATCAAAGATAGATGTATCTCCACTGTCAGCTTCTAAGTCTTTAAGCTGTGCATAGGCTGTAGCTTCATCCATAAGATTAAACTTGTGTAAAGATTCTGAACCTACAACTCTGTCTTGAAACAGTCGGGAAGCTTTAAGAGAGATATATCTTCTTGCTACTTCAGGGAGGTCTTCAAAATCTAATTCAATAATTATATCTAAATTAACTGGTATTTTTATAGTAAAAGAATGTGTTGTTCTGTCGTACATTTTGAGACCACGCTGAACGAGGTCTTTTGCATTTGCCTCTGTTGTTGCGTCTGCCCTTAAAATATTTGCAGGGAGAACAATGTTATTATTAGTATCAGGAGAAAAGGTAAATTTGTTATCGGTGTTAAAGTTCCACCCTTCTGACTGCACACTTTTGCTTACAGACCCTAAAATAGTCTCTGCTAATTCAGCATCCACTAAGCCTGAGGTTAAACTGTTTACAGGATTTTCTCCAATCGTGGAAAGCATCGTGTTAACTGCTTCTAATTTTGTTGTCGCTGTTAAGGACATTGTAACCTCCGTAATAAAAAGGGAGTACCCGAAAGTACCCCCTCGTTAGATTAAGCTGATATAAGCTGAATAGCACAAGCAGGACGTAGTACGTTATGTCCCATTGCGTATTTTGCCACCATCAATGTACCTTGTCGGTCAATCTGGTATTCAGACTCAACACCCAAGTCGAGAAGCTTAACAGTAGCTGCTGCATCTTGAGAGAAGATAAGACCTTTCAAGCCTGTGAAGTTCGCCTTATACGACGATGCCCTTGACGAAAATAGTGGGTCAGGTGTCAGTGATGTTGAACTTTCATCTGTTGATGGTAGGTGATTTGACATCATAATCTTGATGCCACCAATTTGAGGAACAACCCCTGCTGATACAGAGCCTGAACCACCCACATCTTTGTTAAGCCACGATGCTCCAGTTACGGAGGAAGTGTTTAACAGTGAGTAGTATTGAGCAGGAGGAAGCACACAGACTTTATCGCCTGTAATGTCCTTCTTATCAAACTCCTCAAGAGCAGCGTAGATAGCTGTTACGATACTAGCACCTAGTAACGAGTCTCCTGCTGATGCACCAATGGTGATATTAGCCGTATAGACTTCATCATCAAAGGATGCCCCAAAGTAGGCAGCAGCTTCAGTAGAATCATTAATCCCTGCTGCAATAGCAATGATTTTAGCAATGTTCTTGTCGGATGTATTCGACAGAGCCATCCCTGCCTCTTTGGAATAAGTAGAGCGAATATCATAGTGGTTCATAGCTTCATCAATGTTAGCAATGAACTGAGTTGAAATCAGTAGGTCATCTACTGTGACGGTACGCTCTGCGTGTTTGATAGCATCAGCTTGAATTAGCTGTCCTGCTGTGTGATATTTGGCAGTCGCTGTACCCACGAGAGGGAATTGAGCAGACTTACCTTTTGAGATTGTTCTGGTTCTGTGAAGCTCCATGAAGACATTTCGTTCTTCAAAAGCTGTTAGAACCTCTCCTGCGTATAGTTTTAGAAATAGGTCACGAGTGCCAGCACCAGTGGCATTAATGTGACCTAGCCTTGAGACCGTTTGGTCGGTAGGAAAAGCCATTTGAATATCCTTTAGTTTTAAATGGTTGAGTTAATAACTACTCAGTCATCCAAAACATCCTTTTTCTAAGATTGTCCTCCTCAGAGGGTCAAAAATACTCGTTTGTTTAGTATGCCTTTTCGTAAAAAAATGGAGGCGAACCTCCTAGTTAGAGACTAAAATACATCTGAACGTGCTAGCTTTTGAGCTACCAAATCCCGATAGGCAGGGTCGTTGTGGTATCTGGGATCACGCATGGCTGCTGTTAGTTCGGCAGCACTGTTAAACAACCCACCAGAAGTAGTGCCTGTTTCCCCTTGCATAAGGGTTGGCTCATTATTTCCTACTCCTGCTCGATACCTTGCATGTAATCCTTGCAGTGCAAATCGTGTCAGTGAAGAGTCTCCTGTGTCGACACTTGCATTAAAAGCACCGATATCACTTTCTGAGAGGTTAGTTTTAGCCCACTCAAGCATTTGAGTATACTGCTCTTGCCCTCCCACACTTTCATAGACTTGATTATCAATAGCAGAGCTTAATGCTTTCTGCCCATCAATCCACGAATCGACTAATGATTTTGGAAGTCCTTTATCTTCTAACGCTTGATAAGCTTTATCAGAGAGTTCCCCAGAATCATTATATTCTTTTTCAAATTCGCTAAAGTTTAAACCTAGCTTACTCATTACTTGTTTAACTTCTTCAGCTTTTTCTTCAACAGCGTCTTCTTGCTGTTCTACTTTATCGACAACTTCCTCTACAGATTCTGTTTGCTGTTCTTGGGGTTGCCCTACTTTTCGTTCTAATTCTGCGTAGCTTCTTGCAAGTTCTTCTGCACTAGCAAACTTCTCAGGAAGCCACTCAGGTCTATCAGGATTGTTTCTTTCTATGAGCTTCTCTGCTTTGTCTATCATTGCATTATCTTGTTCGATAGACGGAAACTCTTCTTTAAACGCATTAACTTGTTCAGCCATATTTCTCTCTTATTGTTGTTGTGCTACTTGCTTCATAGCTTCAGGCACAGCCGACTTAGCAACATCCATCATCTGTTGTTGTTGTTGCATTTGTTGATCTTGTTCTTGTGCCATCATTTGTTGTTCTTGAGCTTGTTGAGCTTCTTGTTGTTTTTGTTCTTCTGACTTTATTAGACCATTGGTGTCGATACCAAGAGAAGCTCCTAGCCTATCTATATAGTCAGTTACGTTCAGTTGAGCAGCTATTACTTCTTGTCCCAGTGGCTGTAAATACTGAAGGAACTGAGCAAGTTTGTTTAAGTCCTGCCCTCTTCCTAATGCTTCAATCCCTGTTACAATCGTAGGCTTGACTGTATCTTTTGGCATCTTCGGCATCTTACCTTCTCGCTCTAAGTTCTTTAAGATTAACTTAACGAGAGGCATCTGAAATTCTTGTGAGAGGATGGAGTACACACCGCCAAGGGCTGTCTCAAGTTCCTGTGCCATGTACCTCACTTCTTCTGCTGTCACTCGTTCAGCATTTCGCTGTACTGAGCTATTAAGAAGAAAAGCAAAAGAAAGCCTATCAGAGATAAGCCTTGCTGTTTCCATAGCGACTCTGAAGTCATTGGTCTTTTGAACTTGTAGTGTACTTACGTCATTTGCATCCCCAGAAACAATAGCCCCATTTGGGCTGTTTGCTAGGGTTCTAGCTTTGGTTGTTCCGTTTGGTCTCACCATGAATAAAACTTTGGCAGACGCAGAAGCTCCTTCCACAATGGCTTGAGTAAGAGCTTCAAGTGATTTCAAGTCACCTATGTATTCTTCAACAAAGCCTCGTCCATAATCCTCGCCATCTATCCTCGTAAATCTAAGAGGAATGAAGGGGTTCTCATCTATCTTGTAAGACCCTCGTGAGTTCGGAACTTCTATATCTTGAACTTCTTGATAGACTTCCCACTTCTTATCAACCAAGCATATCTTGGTGTATAAATCATAGGATTTTTGGTTCTTATCGATAGGGTCAGTTAAAAGCTCTCTCACTGCTTTGTCGAGCATCATTGGAGACATAGACTCTTTAGTCATTATCTCAAGAACATTTCCCATTGCGTCACGTTTGACAACAAAGCGATCAAGGCGAAAGACTTTCA